AAACCCTTAGCCCTCGACTTCTCGAGCAAACATGCAACCCAATCTCCAATATCATCATCAAAACGAAATTTCCTTTTAAGGAAATCTAAAGACTCGAAATCGTTAAAGGGTTGGATATCCTTGGACTTTTGTGCATCTGTATACTCCATATTAAAAAGGGTGGGATACATTACTTCGAAAATTTTCCCATTCGGAAAACTCACAAGTGTACTCACAATGTGATCGTCTCCATAATGGACAGGCTTTACGAACTTGTCAAACTCCTCTAAACCTTCTACATATAGATCTTCAAATTTGGAATCTGATATCAAATCATCCCACTTAAGGGACTTAACCATCTCTGGATATTGATCAATCCAAAAATCATCATCGTCATACTTGCGACCAAATACTACCATATGATAGTAACAGATCGCAAAGATAATGCGACAAGATATAGACTGATAAAAACAACCTATCTCAGAAGTGACAAATATCCCTGAGGTCAATCCAAATTGTCTCTGAAACAAGTTACCATCATAAGTACCATAGCCAAACAGCGATTCGGTCTTAGTACCCCTCGACCATAACTTGTATACTTCTTGTTGATTCCTGCCATCTGGCATTTTCTTATCAAGAATGCCTGAAAATTTGCTGAGACAAATTTGATCAATAATCCAGAATACATAGCATAAAATGGTAGGATCTAGCCTCTTATCAAACTTCTTGAAGTCACCAGCGATATATCTTGGAACTCTTTCAAGCTTGTTGTCTTTCTGTTGAATATAATCTACCAAATCACCAACATCTCCTGAATCTGCATTATAACCTATTGCAGATTCAAAAGCTAAGCGGTTAGAAAAGAGCATCCTCTTAAACGTCATCCAGAGCCTTTTCTGAATATGGATACATGCATATGGGACAACGCTAAAAACTCTAGTTCCTTTATTGTCAACTTTCTCCTTAGACAAAACCTCAAGTTTCAGATTGCCCTTTGTGATATGTCCATAGGCTTCATTTCGCTCATAGGCGTCAATTGTATCTTCGACAAGTTGGGATAATTCAAGTCCCATCTTAGCCTGAGGTCTTTCGCCTTCAAAGAATTTTTCCTTCTTCCCTGATAGCGGATAGCCTGGAGAAGATGACATCTTAC